AATATTATACGGATGGCCGCTTTTAGGAGCGGGAAAATTTTGGAATTTTCTCCGTAATTACGTCAATGCCATTTGGGAGCTCACTATAAATAGGCACCCAAAGCACCCCATTCCGTAGAGTTTTGAAGAGCTCCCAATTCAAAATGACACGTACACACCAATTCCAAGTTAAAGCCAAAAATATCTTCCTCACTTATCCAAAATGCCCAATACCGAAAGAACAAATGCTAGAAATTCTGAAATCTATAAATTGCCCTTCTGATAAATTATTTATCAGAGTTTCACAGGAAAAACACCAAGATGGGAGCTTGCATATCCACGCGCTCATCCAATTCAAAGGTAAATCCCAGTTCAGAAACCCAAGACATTTCGATGTCACTCACCCTAATAACGCCACCCAATTCCACCCAAATTTCCAGGGAGCTAAGTCCAGCTCCGATGTCAAGTCCTACATCGAGAAGGACGGTGATTACATCGACTGGGGTCGCTTTCAGATCGATGGAAGATCTGCTCGAGGAGGTCAACAGACAGCTAATGATGCTGCAGCAGAGGCCTTAAATGCGGGTTCGGCTGAAGCGGCATTAGCAATAATAAGGGAAAAACTCCCAAAAGATTTTATTTTTCAATATCATAATTTAAAATGTAATTTAGATAGGATTTTTACACCTCCGTTGGAGGTTTATGTTTCTCCTTTTTGTTCTTCTTCTTTTGATCAAGTTCCCGGAGAACTTGAGGAATGGGCTTCCGAGAACGTGGTGAGTGCCGCTGCGCGGCCATTGAGACCCATGAGTATTGTGGTAGAGGGTGATAGTCGAACAGGGAAGACCATGTGGGCTAGGTCGTTGGGTCCACACAATTATTTGTGTGGTCATCTAGACCTTAGCCCTAAGGTCTACAGTAATGACGCCTGGTACAACGTCATTGATGACGTCGATCCCCACTACCTAAAACACTTTAAGGAATTCATGGGGGCCCAAAGGGACTGGCAATCAAATACGAAATACGGAAAGCCAGTGCAAATTAAAGGTGGAATTCCCGCTATCTTCCTCTGCAATCCAGGACCGCATTCCAGCTATAAAGAGTTCTTGGATGAAGAGAAGAATTCCGCACTCAAAAATTGGGCTTTAAAGAATGCGACCTTCATCACCCTCGAAGGCCCACTCTACTCAGGTTCCAATCAAAGTGCAGCACAGGCTAGCCAAGAAGGGGACCAGGCGTCGTCGCGTTGACCTAGACTGCGGCTGTTCATATTTCATCGCATTACGCTGCCACGGCTATGGATTCACGCACAGGGGCACCCATCACTGCAGCTCAGGCCAAGAATGGCGTGTTTATCTGGGAGATAACAAATCCCCTGTATTTCAAGATAACCGAGCACCACAACCGGCCATTCCTAATGAACCACGACATCATAACAGTCCAAGTACAGTTCAATCACAACCTGAGGAAAGCGTTGGGGATACACAAATGTTTTCTAACCTTCCGAATCTGGACGACCTTACAGCCTCGGACTGGTCATTTCTTAAGGGTATTTAGGACCCAAGTTTTGCAGTTTTTAAATAATTTTGCTGTAATTAGTATAAACAATGTAATTAGAGCAGTCGATCATGTATTATGGAATGTAGTAGCGCAAACAATTTATGTACAAAGTTCAAACATAATAAAATTCAATATTTATTAATTTGTTACGGAATCATAAAAATAGATCCGTATCTTCAAAGTAGCATACACAGGGTTAGAAGCATGAGTACACGCCATGTACAACATCAAAGCATTCTCAGTGTGGTTTTCATACTTGCCAGCCTCCTGCTGGTTATACACAACGTAATTATTAACCCTAATAAACTTCTTCACAAGAGCTTGCTCCTTCGATGCATATTGACCACCTGTCACAGTAGCATGCCACTTCCTGAGCACCTGATACCTATCACGATGCACGTTCTTCACAGTCGCCGTACTGGGCTCATTATCAAACATGTTAAACACCTCACCAAAGTCTTGGGGCTTATCTACGGGCCTACGATCTCTAACAAGGAAGAACATAACACTATTCGTGTGATTCTTAGTCTTGATGTTCTCATCCATCCAAATCTTGCCCAGAACATAGACGGACTTAACACAAAACCTTTTACCAACTCGATGGGTCAGCCCAGTTCCACGAGTAACATCACTAACACACATGACTTTGCCTATGTGTTGGACATCATGTCTAGACTCAAAAGACTGGACCTTACACGGGCCTTCACAGCCTCTAGGAACATCTGGGCTTCTGTACATCCTGTACATCCTGGGCTTCCTGTTCATGGGCCTGTTCGCCCATGCTTTTGCTTTGGTGACGCGGACAATGGGGGCAGCAGCACGGCTGGAATATGGGCTGTCGAAGTTGAGACGGCGGCGTACCTTCGAGGCGGGCGTGGAAATGATTATATCTGCTGGTCGCTTCGACATAATTTCTGGCCCTGATGACTGATATTAAATCCCGGATTAAGTCGTACCCCAAAGTATCTGGAGAATACGTCTTTTCTACTAGCTGCAGATATTTAACGGCTAGCATACACCGAAAACCGTGAACGGTTTCGGGGAACTCGTTTAATAATGGATCCCACATTGGTATGTGTGCACTACTTGGGGACCAAGTTTATATAGGGGACCATTGAATAATTAAGCTACGAGGAGCCAATTTCATTGGTCCATTTGTCCTTGTCAGCACGTGCGTTGTGGGGCCCACACAAAAAAAATCGCGGCCATCCGGT